ACAGCAGCCCGCGCAGGACCCGGCGTACGTGGCGTGGCTGGCCAGCCAGCAGCAGCAGCAGCAGCAGCCGGCACCGCCGCAGCAGTTCCAGCAGGCCGCGGCTCCGCCGCCGCCGGTTCAGCAGCAGCAGCAGCAGCCGCAGTACCAGCAGGCGCCGCCGGCCGCCGTCGCCCCGCCGCAGTACCAGCAGGCGCCGCCGGCCCAGCAGCAGGTTCCTGGCCCGCCGCCGGCGCAGCAGTACCAGCAGCAGGCGCCGCCGCCTCCGGCGCAGTACGGCGCACCGCCCGCGCAGCAGATGCCGGCCGGCCCGCCCCCCGGTCTCCCGACCCCTCCGGGCGCGGTCACCGGGCAGACCGTCGACCAGCTGCAGCAGCAGCTGGCCGCGCTCGGGTAGACTGGCCACCGCCTCCGTGCTGGTGGCGACGTGACGCAGAACCCCGCTCCGGCCCGCACGCAGGAGCGGGGTTCTCGCATGTCCAGGCCGTACGATGATCGGTATGCGGGCGAAGAGCTACACACCGGAAGAGCCAGCCGACGACGGCGTGGCTCTCGACCCGGCCGAGTACGCCGCCCGCCAGTTCGAACAGCTCTCCATCCCGGTGATCGAGTTTTACGACGACCCTGTCGGATTCGTCGACGAATTCATCGACTTCTCCGACTCCGTGTCAGGAGCTGAAAAGGGCCTCACCGAGTACCAGCGCGAGATGTTGGACTTTGTCCCGAAGCACGGCCGGATCTGCGTCCGTGGCCCGCACGGTCTCGGCAAGACGACCACGAACGCGCTCACCGTGCTCTGGTTCGCGATCACCCGGGAAGCGGCCAAAAAGGACTGGAAGTGCGCGACGACCGCGGGCGCGTGGCGCCAGCTCGAGTTCTACCTCTGGCCCGAAATCAAGAAGTGGTCACGGAAGCTCCGCTGGGACAAGCTCGGCATGACGCCCTGGCGCGAAGGCACCTCCGGCCAGCTGCTGAGCCTCGAGCTCAAGCTCGAGTTCGGCTCCGCGTTCGCTGTCGCCAGCTCGGACGAGAAGAAGATCTAGGGTGTGCACGCCGACAGCGTGCTCTACATCTTCGACGAGTCGAAGGCGATCCGGCCCGCGGTCTTCGAGGCTGCGGAAGGCGCCTTCTCCGGCGCGGTCGCCAGCACCGGCGACCGGCCGACCACCCCGCCGGCGGAACGCGGTCTCGAGGCCTACGCGGTCGCGACGTCCACGCCGGGCGAGCCCCAGGGCCAGTTCTACGACATCCACATGAACCGGGAGAAGTACCAGGACTGGCACCCGATGCATGTGACCCTCAAGCAGGTCATCCGGGCCGGCCGGATCTCCGACGACTGGGCCGCCGCTCGCGAGAAGCAGTGGGGCCGCGACTCGGCGCCGTTCCAGACCCGCGTGCTCGGCAACTTCTACGCCAGCTCCGCTGACGCCGTCATCCCGCTCGCCTGGGTCGAGGACGCGATCGAGCGCTGGAACGTTTGGCTCAAGTGCGGACGCCCGAAGCAGGCCCCGAACAAGGTCCTGGGCGTCGACGTCGCGCTCGGCGGCGCCGACTTCACCGGCATCGCGCACCGCCGCGGCGACGTCATCGAGAAGGTCGAGAAGCTCAAGCTCTCGAACACCGTCAAGATCGCCGACGCCGTCGAGGCTCGGCTCGGCGGTGATGACGAGGCCGTCGTCGACTCCATCGGCGTCGGCGCCGGCGTGCTCGCCACCCTGCGCGAGCGCCTCCGCCGCGCCCGCCCATTCACCGCCAGCAAGAAGTCCTTCCGCAAGGACATCTCCCGCCAGCACGGCTTCGTCAACCGCCGCGCCGAGATGTGGTGGGGGATGCGCGAGCGGCTGGACCCGGCCTTCGACCCCGAGGTCTGCCTGCCGCCCGACGACCAGCTCATCGGCGAGCTCACCGCGCCGAAGTGGGACGAGACCGCTAGCGGCAAGATCCAGGTCGAGTCCAAGAAGGACATCCGCAAGCGCATCGACCGATCCACCGACCTCGCCGACGCCGTGCTGCAGACCTTCACCTCGCCGGAGAGCGAGTCGGAGAGCCACGCCGCAGCCGCGTCCGGCACCACCGCGCTGCTGAACGAGGTGCAGCAGTTCCAGCGGGCCGAAAACCTCGAGGGATTCGAACCGGGAGCCGTCGGAGCCGGGGCGCTACCGTTCGGTAGCGAAGGCGAAGCGCAACTGTTCGCGCGATGGGAAGGCGAATTCTGATGGCCAAACGAGCCGGCGGGGCCACCCGCGTCCGGAACGTCGTCGAGATGGCTGCGACCACCAACGCCGTGCGCGAGGTCGAGGAGCCGTCCAAGGAGATGATCCTCCGCCGCGGCCTCGACGTCGAGCGCGGCACGCCGTTTGACGTCGCCGGAATGGACGCGCAGCCGTGGACCCAGCTCGCCGATGACGAGTTCCTGGTCACCACGATGCCCGAGCGGCAGTGGATCGAGGACGTCGACCGGATGCTCGGCCGCGGCGGGCAGCCGGCCGCCGTCGAGAAGGCGCTCACCCTCCCGCTCCGTTCGGCGAACCTCACGATCGAGAAGCCCGAAGGCGACAAGGGCCAGACCGAGTTCGTGCGCGAGGTGCTCTACAGCGCCGGGCAGGGTGAGGGGATGAAGCCTGACCTCGTCGGCATCGTCTCGCAGATGGCACACGCGATCGCGGTCCGCAAGACGTATCACGAGATCGAGTGGACCCAGCGCAAGGACGGACGCCTCGGCTACTCCAAAGTAGCTTGGCGGCCGCCGCAGACCTGCGAGCCGATCCGAGCGCTGGCCAACGGTGAGCTCATGGGCTTCCGGCAGTACATCGACAGCCGGGTCTGGAACGACACCCGCTTCCGGCGCGACGTCGTCACGATCGGCCGGGACCGCTTCGACCAGTTCGGGTATGTCCGGATCCCGAAGGCCCGCGCCGTGATCCACGTGCACGGCCAGCACCGCGACCCGATGAACGGCGTCTCGGACCTCTCGGTGACCCACTGGGCCTACACCCTGCAGCAGAAGATCCTGCTCATGTGGGCGACGTTCCTCGACGGCACGAGCCTGCCGAAGGTCGCCGCGTACGGCCGTGACAAGACCGAAGCCGCACGCAACGCCGCGACGATCGCCAGCTTGCGCGGCTCCGGCGTCGTCGGCCTGATCCGCGACGGCATGGACCCGGCCGACAAGCTCTTCGAGCTGATCGACAACTCCGGCGCGGGCGCCGCGCAGTTCGTCGAGATGGTCAACTACCTCGAGCAGCAGATGACCAAGAGCGTGCTCGCCGGGTTCCTCGACCTGACCAGCAACGCGACCCGCGGTATCGGCTCGTACGCGCTCTCCGCGGACCAGAGCGGCCTGTTCCTCACCAGCCGCCAGGCCGCGGCCAAGGAGCTCGCCGCCACCGCCACCGACCAGCTCATCGCCCCGCTGGTCCGGCGCAACTTCGGCACCGACGCCGCCATCCCGCGCCTGGTGTTCGAGCAGATGGGCCAGGAGCAAAGCACGCAGGCGATGCAGATGCTCCAGCAGCTCGGCTCGGTGCAGAACGGCAGCGTCCCGCCGGGCTTCCTCGACCTGCTCATCGAGCGCGTCAGCCAGTTCCTCGACCTCCCGGACGACAAGGTCGAGAAGCTGCTGTCCGAGCAGGCCGAGTTCCGCAAGCAGCAGGCCGAACAGCTCGGCCGGACACCGGAACAGAGCGCTTCGCCGAACGGCCAGCTCACCGACAAGGTCAACGCCGCCCAGGACGCGATGAGCGTCAAGCAGGACGGCCGTCCTGTAAACGTGCAACAGCTCCGGAAGCAGGCGACCACCCCGGCCCAGGACCTGCTCAAGCGCGATCGCCAGGAGAAGCAGTGACCGACCCCGACAGATGGCCCAACGAGGAAGAGACCCCGCTCTTCTTCGCCGTGATCGAACCGAAGGAGAACGCCACCGTGCCCCTGCACACCCAGAACAAGGACGACGACACTCCGGGCCCGGACATCTGGGAAGGCCGCCACCCCGGCACCGTCCATTTCAAGGAGATGTTCGCCTACAACCACCTCGCCACGGACCGGCTCGCCGACGTCAGCCGCCGGTGCGCGGACCTTGCCTACGTCATGGTCGCCGACCTGCCCGACGGGCCCGAGCTCACCGCAGGCCTGCGCGCGCTCTGGGAGGCGAAGAACTGCTTCGTCATCCAGGCCGCGCGGTTCTCCGGCGTCGACCACGGCAAGAACAAGGGCTGACTCATGCACCCGCACCCGTGCGGCAGTTGCGGCAAGTACCACCGGCCAGGCCCCTGCTCATGACCGAGCCCGTCCTCGCGCCTCCGGCCGCCCCGCTCCCCGTCGAGTCGACCACCGTGCCACCGGCCGGGTCGACCACGCGGGAGCTGCTCGTCGCGCTCGTCGCGGCGATGGTGGCCGGAGCCAGCGTCGTCGTGCTCGCTCGCATCCTCGGCCGGTTCCCCGGGCTGACCCGCTCCCTCGCCGAGAAGATCCTGCTCGGCCGCAGCTGGAGCGGGTTGCTCGGGGCCACCGCCGAGGAGCGCACGCTGCTCCTGCGCACCGGCACGCCGCCAGCGCTGGTCATGGAGCAGCTGACCTCGCAGAACGCGTTCCGCCGCGCCGCGTACCTCGTCAACGCCACGCGGCGGCTCGCGCCTGCCATCGCGAGCGGCGACCTTGAGCGCATCGAACGGGCTGAGCGCGCCGAGGACCGCTACTTCGCCGCCTTCCTGGAAGCGGAGCGCCGTCGCGGCGGCGCCGCGTCCGCCGTCGCGCTGATCGCCAGCCAGTTCGGCATCGACGCCAACGGCGAGCTGCTGCTCGGCTGGGAGGCCGTGCTGGACGAACGCACCTCCGCCGACTGCCGGTGGGCCCACCGGCGCAACTTCAACGCGCTCATCGTCCCGAGGATCGGCTACCCCGGCACCGTCCACCTTGACTGCCGCTGCCGCCCGCGCCGCCCCTGGCGGACTGACCTGCGTGTCGAACACGGCACGCCGCCCGCTCACACGCACTGAGGAGTTGACCATGA